CTAATGTAAAACCACTTGCACCTGTTCCATCTAATTTATCTCCATTCCAACTAGCTTGGGATATTTCAGTATCAACCGGTGAACCTGTTACATAAGTTCGTCTAACTATTTTTAATGTAGTACCGTCTGCATAAAAGAATATCCCATTGTTAGCATCAAACATACCAATCTTTTGTTTAAGATTAGCTGTTAAAGTATTCATTACAAATGTATTTAAATTTAATAATGACTTACCTGGTTGATAAGACATAACTCTTTTTGATTGCCTTATAACTTTATCACCTGATACTTCTGTTACATTTAAATTAACCGTAGATTTATTTGCTGTATAAGTGACTCCACCAGATCCTGTTAAGGCTTCATCAAAGAGATTATTCTTTGACATTATATTTTTAGAATCAAAGATAGTTAAAGGATTTGATACTCTTAGTCTTCCAAATGCATCATAAGCATTAGATCCATTTCCACCACCGATAACGGTTGGTTCTACATTGACATTATTACATCCGGACATTAACAGCCTCCACCACGACTATAAAACCAACATTCTGCTTCTAACATATTTTCTGTGTCTTGGGTAAAAGTAGAATTTAAAGCTAATACCATTTGCTCTAATGTTCTAATAATTTGATCTAATTGTGCTTGACTGTATTCTGCAGTAGCATTCGCTAAACGTGGTTGTTCTAATTTTGCCATTATCGTAAACCGTCTTGTTGTGCATCAATTCGAAGAGTTCCGTATCTCCAAGTTGTATCTAAATCATTACTTAATATTTTAATAGCTATTTGTCTACCCCTAGCCCTTAAATCTATTTTAGTAGAAGTAGAATATACAGTAGTTACCGATGCAGTAGTTTGTGCATTTCCGGGATACTGTCTAACAAAGAAAGTCATTTCTACTTCCCCTGCTTGATTTTTAAAATCAGGTATATAACGTTTCACGAACATAGAATTATCTCCATCTACAATATCCACATCTCCAGAAGTAATAAAAGCAGTTATAGGTTGACCATCTCCATTTACACCACTTTCTTGGTTGTATAAAATAGATCTACCTTGTGTTAATCCATATACCGTTGGTTGTGCGATTGCGGTTGAATTAGGGTTATATTGAGTAGCTAATGGGAATGAGAATACATCTCTTGGTGCCCAACTAGTTCTAGCTAATGTTCCAATAGTCCAAACACTTTCTAAATAATTAAAGGTAACTACCCTATCAATATAATCTGATCCACTACTTGGATAAAACCAACTAACTTCAGAAAAATCTAAATTCACACCAGTATAGATAACTCTTTTTTGTTCTGAATCTAAATTAGAAAATACATAATCTTGTACACTACAAGGAATTTCTTTTACAACACCATCAAATAAAAAGAAGGCTCCATCTGACATCCAATACACCACGTTCTCCGCTTCTACTGCAGAATGCGAAGATAAAGCTCCACAGTTAGTACCGATTTGTTTAAAGCCAAACGTGAAAGGCGGACCCACATACTGCATTGAATGTGCAGAAGTATTAGTAAGAATTAAAATATCTCCTCTTGTTCGTACCGCTGTTACAATTTGATTTCCTGAAGACATTCTTTGAAAACCTGCTGTATTAACCGCTGTAGGAGTAAAATCGGTTAACGATTCTTGATCACCAAATAATACAGCCATTGGATCATAGGTATTAGCAGTTCGTGCTGTGGTTTCTGTTCCTAAGAAAATAAGATGTCTATCGCGTGAGGATACTAACATAAAATTAGATTGAGTTGGTGCATTAGTTAATTCGGTTGCTCTTGTATTTCTTGGAACTTTAAAAGCAGAAGTATCAAAATAATAAGTTTTACCATTAACAATAGTTGCAATTAAATCTTCGCCAAAGTTATCTAATGCCCAGATTCTAGATCGTTCTGTAATAACCCCAGTAGGTCTTGGTGTACCCCAAGTAGAAAAACTCCAAGAACCAGCTCCCCAACCCGTTCCACGAACAGCGGTGTCTTCTCCAATATTAATTTGAAAAGCTGCAGTAGCAGATCCAGAAGTGGTTACAGTACCGGGAGTAGCTATCTCCGCAACGCTGATGGTAAAAGTATTTGCATTAGGTACTGATAAAATTTCAAATTCTGCATCCATATCTGCATCTGTAAAGTTAACAACACTAACTCCTGTTGTAGAAGAGAAGGTTACAAAATCACCAACTCTAGCACCGTGTGCAGTAGAGGCTACGGAAACCGTAGTAGAACCATCTGTAAAAGTAAAGGTAGCAGCTTGAGTTAAACGAATGGGAGTAATATCGTAGAAATTGTTATCAAAATAAATATATAGTTTTCTATCGGTTCCAATCCCTGCAAAAGAATCTCCTGCTAAATCAGTATAAGAATGAATATCTCTAGAAACACCAATTAAAGAATTACTAACAGCGGGTGTCCAACCACCTATTTTTTCAGGTTGGCCGTAACGAAAACGTACATTATCACAGTCTACCCAACCGCCTTCGGCTCCGTATTCTGTGTTTTGTTTGTCAATTCCAGGTCTAAATAATAATTTAGTTAATGGCATAATCGCCACACTATATTATAGATTTATGCCGGATGGAAGTCCTAACATTGCACGTTTGTCAAACTTATTTTGTTCTGCAAATTGACCGTTTCTATGGTTATAATGTAAGAACACTTGACCGCAAAGATTGCCTTGAAACTCTTCTCTCCAATGCTCTAACTCGCATCCTGAATAAACTAACATATCTCCAGGTGCTAAATCTACTTTTATTCCTACTGGTGCATTAGGTTTCATAATATTTTTATATTCATCTATTACATTATTACTTCCCGTTGGATCTATAAAGATTGGCCAAGGATCACCGCCTAAATTTAATGTTGTAGATATTTCGCAAGATGGTCTATCTTTATGTCTTTTTAATATAGAACCCTTCTCGTACACGCGCGCGTAGGAGTAAGTAGGGATCAAATCTAATTTTGTTTGCTCTGCCATAATAGGCATTACTTTCATTAATAATGTTTCCATTACAAAGTCTGCATAGTGAGAATAGACATTAGGTACTTGCTGATCTTTCCAGGTTCCTAGTAATGGAGACTCTGCTACAATATTTCTATCATACATAAATTTAACCGCATCTCTTTTAAGTAGAAAATAGTTAAAACAAAAATTAGCTAGTTCATAAGGAATAGCTTGTTTGATAACTTGAAATTTATTATTGGCAAAACTCACGGCTGCATACCTGCTTGTAAAAAATTAAATGATACAGATATTCTTATATCATTTGACTGGTTAGGGTCAACACAGTGATTTAACCAAGAAGGGAACATAATTAAACGACCTGCTACTGGTTCAAAATGTACTTCTCTCCATAAATACGATGGTAACTCTCCTTGCTTTCTTCTGGGAAAAGTCATTGCTGCTACCGATTTAGGATCTTCACATTTTAGATGTCCACAATCTTTAGGAGTTTTTACATAATATACACCAGACCATAATGAATTAGGATGAGTATGTGGTCTATTATATCCACCTGGTGGATTAATGTTTGCCCACATATTACCAAGAAAAGGTTCATTATCTAATAACTCTTCTTTATAAATATGAAACTGTGCTTGAAATAATAATTCTACTAAATCTTTATATTCTGGTTTGGTATGCATATCGGTTGTTGAATGCCAACCATTCATATTAGTTTTAGCTACTCCTTTATCTTGCTTTGACCAAGCAATAATATTTTGTTCTAATGTAGCATTTAGTTGTGGTGTACCCACATCAGCTACATAAATAGGAGTTGCAAAAAATAGTTCTCTGTTCATTATTTAAAAGGAGTTCCACCAAACCACATTACTAAAGAACGTCTAATACCTTTGGTAACAGGTACTACTCTATGCCTTATATAACTTGCAAAGAATATAGCTTGTCCTTGTTTAGGTCTTGCAAATTTACCATCTGACATTAATTCAAGTCCTCCACCTTCAAATTCAGATTCGTGAGATAATAAACAAGTCATAGAAATTTTTCTTACTGGTGGTTCATTAGCGCAATTTACATCTGAATCTATATGCCAATCATAAAATCCACCATTAGAATATTCTGTAAACTGTGCTGGTTCTGTTATTTGCATACCTTCAAAACCAAAATGATTACCATTTGTTTGCAACATTACTCTTTCAAGAGTTTTATACATTTCAGGTAATACATTAAACGGTATCCAAGAAATATGAGATAGTCTTGTTTTAGTATCTACGGTTCCTCCTTTGCCGCCACCAACTTCACCTTCTTGTCTTGGTTGTTTCTGGCCAGCATCAATAATCATTTTACACTGTTCTGGTGTAAATAATGGAGTCGTTGTTTCTACAATCAAGGACTTCCAACGTGGTTCTGTTATTATCATTCTGCTCCTCTATTCTCTATTGGGTTATATAAAACATCACAATTGGCTGCAAGCGTTCTTCTGGTCTCATTGGTACCATTAAACGGATACACACAATGCCTCATATCATATGGAAATATATAAAAATCTCTTAATTTCATTGGTGGTTGATAATCTACTTTTGCAAATTGTCCAGAAGCTGCTCCTAGTATTTGTAATCTTCCATTTTGTGGAGCTTGTTCAGCGGAATACTCTTGTCCATAAGTATTAGGTAGTTTTAAAATCATTACAGAAGATAGTCCTGTATATAAATTACCTTGATGTACGTGCACGGGATTATATTCTCCAGCTTTCATTTCATTAACCCAAATAGAGTTGATTGATCTT